GCAAAGTTTATGCACCCAAAGAAGAACCCAAGATTGAAGCAGAACCTACAGAGGAACCTGCAACAGAACCCGAAGCAAGTACAGAAAAATGACTAGATTTTCAGAACTGTTAATGACTAATGAAGTTCATTCTGCATATGAAGATGTCACAACCACAACTTCAGTAGAAGATACAGCACCTGCTTCAGTAGAAGAACCTGTGAATCCAGAACCTCTTGATTTTAATTCTATGTCAAAACTTGAGTTAGAAACATTTGGTCGTACAATTGGTATTGAATTAGATAGAAGACATAATAAAACAAAACTAATTAAACAATTACAAGACCATATTGAATATATGGAGACAATGTAAACCAGTTGACAAAGTGGCACACAAGGGGTTTCATCAACCCCTTTTTTTAACTATAATATAGGTATAGTTAAGAAACAACACTTTTATTATTATGCCTTTTGAAACAAAAATGACTTCCGAGCAAGCAATCGAAAAACTCAAGAACCTATACGGTACTGAGATTACAACAGCAGATATCAAAGCATTCTGTGCGATGAATGATATCACTTATCAAACAGTTACTAAGAAGTTATCAAACTTCAAAGTATCTAAAGGAAAGTGGAATCTTGAAGTTACATCTGCAGCAGTAGAAAACATTGAGAAGTCCTACAAATCTCCTGCAGTATTACCTGCGTCTGAAAAGAATTTAGTCCCTGCAGTTGATGAAACATTCTTTAAGTTTGGAAACTTTGCAGATATCAAGAAAGTAATACAATCAAAACAATTTTATCCAACATTCATTACTGGACTATCTGGTAATGGTAAAACATTCTCTGTAGAACAAGCTTGTGCTCAGTTAGGTAGAGAACTTATTCGTGTAAACATTACTATTGAAACAGATGAAGACGATCTTATTGGCGGTTTCCGTCTTGTTGATGGTGCCACAGTATGGCATAACGGACCCGTTATCGAAGCACTCGAACGAGGTGCAATCTTGCTCCTTGACGAAATCGACCTTGCCTCTAACAAAATCCTCTGCCTTCAGAGCGTCCTTGAGGGAAATGGAGTTTTCCTTAAGAAGATTGGCAGATTCGTTAGACCCGCCAGAGGATTCAACATACTCGCAACCGCAAATACTAAGGGTAAAGGTTCAGACGACGGAAGATTTATTGGAACTAACGTGCTCAACGAAGCATTCCTTGAAAGATTCCCAGTAACATTTGAGCAAGCATATCCAAGTGTGAATCTTTGTTATATTTGTTCTAGGATTACACGCAGATAGAGTTGGTGTTAAGGATGATGAGTTTGTCAAGAAACTTGTAGATTGGGCAGACATAATTCGTAAAACCTTCTATGATGGTGGTATCGAAGAGTTAATCAGTACTCGTAGATTGGTTCATATACTTCGTGCTTACAGTATCTTCAAGAACAAAGCAAAAGCAATCCAAGTTTGCATAAATCGTTTTGATGATGAAACAAAGCAATCATTTATGGAGTTATATGACAAAGTAGATGCTGACTTTGAAATGCCTGAGACAAATGAATCTGTGGAAAAAGTATAAAGATGTCCTACACGAAATGTTCCCTCTCCATAATCGGGCAGGGAGCGTTTGGGCACAATGGGAAAGCAAAGGAACTTCCCTAACAGCAAAGACATACACGACTCCTTACTTTATAAAAGCAAGAGAAGTTGAAATATGGGATGATAAAAGTTGTATTTACAACAATATCATATATCCAAAGACGGGCAGTAACCTGCCCTGTTTTGGTATGGACTTGATGGGATTCTTTCAAAAGAAAGTCATCATAGTTTTTGATTATCAACATCCAGTAGAGAATTATTTGTTCTCAGTTGAAGGACTACCAAAGAGTAAGGGAGACTATCGTTTCTTTGAACCTGGTAATCACTTTTCTGAGAATGTTTACATTGCTAAATGCACGATGGATGAAGTCGATGACCACTTGGAAATGTTCACCAAATACTTGACAAAGTATAAGGATATGGTAGAATTAGAGAAACCCACTGGTGAAGACACTAGTGTTTATAAAGACTTCGATGCTTATATGACTAAACTTGACCCAGTATCAGGATATCTGAAGGGTAAGTTTGGAGAAGAAAGAGCAGAGAGTTTAGTAAATGACTTTTTATTTTGCTATGATTAATGCTTGGAGTTTAGCGTGGGATGCATTGAACGGAACTATGGATGAAGAATATCCTATAATCGATACTAGCGTTGGAGCAGGTAATACTGCTTTTGAAGATGATGGTTTAGATTATGAAGTTGATTTAATCAATGGTGCTTCTGCTGATTATATGGCAGACATAGATGATATGTATGCACATCAATTTACAACTTATGATGATGGATTTACATTACAAGTAACAGAAGAAAAACCAATGGCACACTATTTTAAATATCACGAGAAAGAAATTTTGAAAGATATTGAAGAATATGTATCAAGAACTTATCAAGGACATTATACAGGTAAGTCACACGAATATCGTAATGTTCAGACTTTAGATTTGATGGCAGCTAAAGAACTCGCATCAGGTTTTTGTCAGGCAAACATACTGAAGTATGGAAGTAGGTATGGAAACAAAGACGGAAAGAACACAAAAGACTTGATGAAAGTCATACATTATGCTATGCTATTATTACATTTTGATGGGCACTACGGTAAACCATCTATGTCAACTGGAAACATTGACGAAATCGACCACAACATGCCTTAATTATGGAATTCATGAAATTATCAGACAGTACACTCACAGTTCTTAAGAACTTCGCAGGAATCAACAACTCAATACTTGTAAAAGAAGGAAGTCAACTTCGCACTATATCTGTTGCAAAAAATATTCTTGCAGAAGCAGATATACCAGAAGACTTTCCAAGAGACGTTGCAATATATGACCTTAATCAGTTTCTAAATGGATTAAGTTTACATCAAGACCCTAATCTTGATTTTACAGAAGATGCATATATTTCAATTGAAGAAGGTAAAAGAAGAGTCAAGTATTTCTATGCAGACCCACAGGTAATTATTGCTCCACCAGAAAAAGAAATAAACTTACCAACTCAAGAAGTATGTTTTCAATTAGAAAGCACATCATTAGAAAAACTTGTAAAGGCAGCAGCAGTTTATCAACTACCAGACTTATCTGTTATTGGTAAGGATGGAGATATTCATATGGTTGTTCGTGATAAGAAGAATGATACATCTAACGAATATGCTGTTTATGTTGGAGAAACAGACCAGACATTTGAATTTAACTTTAAGGTAGAAAATATTAAAATTATACCTGGTGCTTATGATGTTATCATATCTTCTAAATTACTTTCAGAGTTTACAAACAAACAATATAATCTTAAGTATTTTATAGCACTCGAACCAGATTCAACATTCGGTTAATGAAACTCACTCAAGAACTGATTGACCAAATACAGGAAGCAATGCTTCACACTAATCTAAAAGGTGAAATAAACTGGAAAGATGGTGATGACATTGAAGTGCAAATTGCAGGAACTTTTGCAAAGGACAAATTTATTGTTCTTAAAAATGCATCTAAGAATCCTTGGGAGCCTGCACAACCACATCCTAGATTTGATTATGAAAAGAAAGAGTGGAAGAAAGATGAAGGAGTTTGATTATGGACTCGATTATAAGACAATCGACTTTACAGTTAAAGAAAACCGCAAACTTTATCGCATTGGAAGGGGGGAACAAGGAGTGTTATTGGTACGCCCTTATACTAACGATATATGCTCTCATTGGAGATTTGTAAATGAAGATATTGCTCGCAAATCTGCTAATAAAATCTACTCCATGTTTTGTGACTATAAGGAGCAACAGGACTTCATTGGAATGGATATGGCAAGGAAGTTTCTTGAGATGGGATTTACTCGCTCCCGTAGGTATGCAAATCATCCTAGTGGAAAGAAGTACCTTAGCGATGGTTCCATATCACCGCAGTCGCCAACCGCATTACACTGTGAAAAGTCCCGTTCTGCAAGCGTTTTCAAACAAATGAGAGATAAAGCTGCATACGATGAAAAGTATGTTACAATGAGAAAAGAATGGAGATCAAAAGAATGATTTTACCAGGCACAACCGTTACAATTGA